CCCTAAAGGGTGGAGTTCCTTCAGGGTTTCAACATATAGTCTACAGTAGGTATTGTAACACATGAGTAATAAAAATTTCATCCCAGAAATGCCATTGTCTTGGCTGACCTGTCCAGTATATGCAGAGGGTGTGCTGTTACCAAAGAGGGATAAATCTAAACCAGATGTATATTCTGATGGAAAAGTACCCTATGGGAAAGCATGGAGGCAGAAGTTAAATGTAAATGATTCTGCATTGATGATTGAAAAAGAGCCAGATATTTATAAGGCAATCGGAGTATTTACTGGGCCTAGATCAGACGGTCTTGTGATGTTTGATGTAGATAAAAACTTAGGTGCTATTGAAAAGAAATGGGGTAAGGATCTTAAAAAAGCTCCAAAGATAACTTCACTTAAAAAGAACGCTGCAAAATTTTTATTTAAAGTTCCACAAGAGCTATGGTCTGAAATAGAATCTGTCAGTCATACTGCTGCTGGACACGAAGGTTGGGAAGTTTTATGGGGTGGACAAGGTGTAGTAGCTGGTGAATATTACAAAAAAGAGATAGGAAAAGGTACATATAAACTAAAAGGTGATCTGTTTGACGTACCAGTAGCACCAGAATGGTTGCTGACTCGTATGAAAGAGCAGTACACAAAGAAGAATCAAAGTATTGATGTTAAATATGTTGATAACAGGTGGAGCAAACGAACCAAAGAAGAAAGAATAGCTATTGTTAGTGGCTGTTTAAGTGTCATTAAATATACAGGACCAAACAGTGAGAGATACTGGTGGGAGATAGGGGCAATGATAAATAATGAATTGCCAGGGATTGAAGGACTTGAATTATGGAGAGAGTGGTCGAAGAAAGATCCAGATTATGAACACTGTTGGGAAAGTGGTTCAGATCCATGTGAAGCTAGATGGTATGCAACATGGAGAAATGATGGTGCACAGTACAATATGTCGCACTTGATAAAACTTGCAGATGAAGTTGATCCCGATAGAAAAAGATTTAAGGAAACTGGATTAGACAAACTAATTGATGAAGTACAGGCTATTCCGCTTCGATATGCGATAGAGGTGCTAGATGGTGAGGATCTCATCAAGAAGTACATGGATATTGACAATGATCCTAAGAATGAGAACCCTGCATTACACAACCAAGCTGTTCATAAACTAGCCATTGAAGCTAAACGTAGTAATGCTGCTGAGATTGAGCGATTAATTGATGCTCACGAAATGTTCAATAGAACTAAGGGTCAAAAACCTTTAGCCATTGATGAGCTAGACGATACACCATTCGACTATTTAATTCCAGGATTACTACCAAAACCTTGGACTTTACTTGTTCACGCAGATGGTGGTACAGGTAAAACTGCAATGTGTCAGACAATAGCCAAGCATATTGGACAAGGCCAAGCATTTAACGTGTATGGACATTTGGTAAACGTACCAGTTGGTAAGGTTCTATGGTTGAACGGAGATCAGAACGAACGGATACTACGCAGACAGATGAAATTAATCGGATGTGATAAAAACGTAAAAGTTGTAACTGAGTGGGATATGCAGTGGTATTCCAGATTCAGAAAAATGATGAGTAAAAGTAAGTATGATCTTGTAGTTATTGATAGTTTAGATGGTTGTAATGACCACAACCCATACGAAGAGAATAGAAGAGAATATGCGTTGCCAATTAAAAAACTTGTTAGACGTAATGGACAGGACTTCCCTGCTTGCTCAATAATTATTATTCATCACAACACTAAGGAAGGTAAATTTAGGGGTACTTCAGCTATCAAGAACGCAGTGGATGAGTCTTGGAATATGAGAAAGTTATCTGCTAATGACGCTGCTGAAATGGGTCTTACCGCAAATAGTAGGTTAGTAACTGTTGAGAAGTCCAGAGAAGATCGTGAAGGAGAGCGTATGATATTTACACTCAAGGCAGACTTTACATACGATATAAGCCCTGCTCCAGAACGTGCAGATGAAGTTAGGCTGGACACTCCAAATAAACATACTTTGGATATTCTTAATTTGATGAGAAGAGAAACTAAAGCATGGTGTGTAAAAGATTTAGTTGAGCACGATACAGTAGGTGGAATACATAGAAAAAGATCAATAGTTTATAGCCTTAACAAATTGGAAGGACAGAAACTTATCGAAGAAGTTGACGTTCCAAGGGGTAAAAGTAAAGGGGGTAGACCATCTAAATTTTATAAAGCAGTTGGGAAGGAACTACCTAGATCATTTAGTTCTCTCACGCGTGATATACCCCATAATGAAGTGTATAAACCTAATAATGTAGACACTGGAACGGATTTGAATAACAATGAGATTGGTAAAAACCCTAATTTTGTAAAAACCCCAGAAGAAGAGGGAGGTTTATACAAAGATGAGGTTAATACAAAACCGATTGTTAATGAAACTCCTTCCACTGGAACGGAAGAAGGTTTATACACACCTGGGTCTAGATATAAGGAAGATGAAGATGATAAGTTTTGGGATACCGAAAATCAAGTAAAGAAAATATCCACACTGGATTCTGCAAAAATGATTTATGAATCATGTGTAGATGATGATAAAAAGATTATTGATATTGATTAACTTGTATGTATAATATATGTAGCTTATATGTATTATGTCCGATTTAACTCAATTTAATTCTGATTTAGATAACTATGATTCTGATTTTATGGCTTTAAGTCAGATACAGAAAAAGATGCTTGCTAGACAACAGATGCACCAATTACAAATAGAAGAAAATAAAGGTATAGCTACTTACAGTAAGAAGATTGCAGAACAAGCTATTAAAAGAGTACAAAAGCTAGAGGGTGAAGAAGGTTATTACACTGTTAAAAAGTTAAATGTATTAGTAGGTGATTTATGGAAAGAAAATGATGAAAAGAGTGAAATAAGTAAAAAACTTGGCAAACTATGTACGAAATACGGAAGAATACGAATACCTGTAAAAGATTCAAACTGGGGAACTGTATGGGGTTACGATCCATATATTATTCGTATATTTTTAGAAAGTCGGAACATACCTGTACCTGAGGAAATATTATATGCCCAGTAAAATTAACTTGTTAATTCCTGACTACCAGCGTGATTGGTTAGAAAGTAAGAAGAAACGCTTTACATCTATGTCTCATATAATTAGAGTATTGATTGATGAGAAAATGGAGGAAGAAAATAGTGAGTAATAAAACTATAAGTGTCACTATTTACGAAGAGAAATTTCCTGCTGACGATAGCCCACTAGCCACTGTGCGTTATACAGAGTATTCAGATCACTCAAGAAAGAAAGTTGAAAAAGTAAATCAGGTTGAATACTTTGATAAAGAGTATTTTCACAGTCAAGTTTTAGAGGCAGTTCGCTATGGACTTGATGTTTCGATATGCACACAACTTAGTGTTAAAACTTTACAAAAAAAGTTAGATCTCTGGACAAGATAGTACTACATTACTACAATATTAAAACTAGCGTATCCTTTATATGGAATTTAAAGAAGAGGAAGTAGTAACTAAAAAATCTACTATTGATGTGCAATCAGGTGAAGTACATAAAGTTACTGAAAAGGACAATACTGTAAGTGTTGTATTTCAAGAAGAGAAAAATGACGTTCTTATGAAATGTGTCATAAATCTTACAAAAGATCAGCTTGCACATATTAATAGAGAACATAATATAAAACCTTTAGCTAAAGAACAGCTACAGGCAATACACGCAAAGAATGATGCAGCAGAGATAAAAGAAGCTGCGTTAGTTCCTGCTGATCCTGTAGTGGAGATTACAATTCCAGCTAAATTAAATTCACCTGTAAAACACTTACCAACAGAGACTTATCCCCCTTTAAATTGGAAAGATAAAACTCCAGAAAGGGAAGCTAAAATATATCGTTCCAAAATAGACCCTGATAAAATTACATACTTACTTAACTACATATTTAGGTGGCATAAAAAGAACAAATATCATAGAGCCAAAAAAGATAAAAATTGCAACCTAGCTCATTTCTTAAAAACTTATTTACCAAATAACAATGGTATGGACTTTCAAACTGCTAGACGTATATACCTTGCACAGACTTACAAAGATATAACAGAATCTTATAGATCACAGTGGGTCGCATTAGTCCAAGATTTAGACACAAGAGGTTATCACAACGAAGTTCCCGATTACTTACGAAAACATTACAAGTGTTGACAAATGTGCTACAGTAGTAGAGCACATATTTAAGGTTCTCCCATGACCTCAACAATAACAAAACAAGAATATTCCGTATATCAAGGAATATCAGAATTACACAGACTGCATACTGCACACAGTATTGCTTTTGATACAGAAACACTACAATTACAGCCAGAAGAAGGTAAGCTCCGACTAATTCAGTTGGGGTCTTTTTCTTCTCGAACCATAGTAATTATTGACTGCTTTGAGTTAGAGAAGATTGACTGGAATTACTTAGAAGATTTTTTTAACAGTATGGATAGATACTGGATAGCTCATAACGCTGTATTTGATCTTGGATGGCTTCAAGAACATGACATACACCCTAGAGGAAAAGTTAGGTGCAGTATGTTAGCCAGCAGATTACTTACTAATGGTATTCCACAGACTAAACATGGTCTTGACGCATTAGCTAAAAGACAACTTGATATGAATATATCTAAGGAACAACAGAAGTCTAACTGGGGTGCTGAAACTTTATCTAAAGAACAGTTAATTTATGCTGCTAAAGATATTGAAGTGCTTTTGGAATTAGATCAAGTATTAGATCAAAAGATTAGAAACGCACAATTACATAGAGCATACAAACTAGAATGTAGGGCACTTCCAGCTATGGCTCAAATGTGGAGGACTGGGCTACCCTGGAATAAAGAAGAATTAGATCAGTGTCGTATAGATTATGAAGATGACATTAAAGAGTTGGGTAATGAATTTATTAGAGAACTTGATAATGACCTACCACTTGGAAAAAAGTTACCTAGAAATGATGATGGCACGTTCAACTTACGAGCAAAAGATTCAGGATCAAAAAGACTAGGCACTAAACAGTACGCAGGATTCAATATAAAAAGTTCTAAACAGTTACTAGAAAAACTTGAATTAATACTTGGTTATACCCCAGTAAATAATGATGGTAAACCTAGTGTTGCCAAAGATGCTTTGAAAAACTGTGCTGCTGATTCACCTACGATCCAAACACTTATGACTTGGAAGCGTAGAGAAAAACGTAGGCAGATGGTTGAGAGCATACAAGATAAGATGTCTTTACATAGAAAGTTTAAGGATATTTATTTTGTTAGAGCATCTTATATGCAACTTGGGGCAGATACAGGCAGGATGTCCAGTATTAAACCAAATAATCAACAGATACCAAGAGACTCGGAGTTTAGACAATGTGTACAAGCTCCTTTGTATTGGAAGATTGTAGATGCTGACTTTTCGCAAATGGAGTTACGTCTTGCTGCTGCTTTAGCTAAAGATAAGAACATGACTGCTGCATTTCAACGTGGAGAGGATTTACATGACTATACGGCTAAACAAATGGGATGTGACAGACAGATTGCCAAATCCGCTAACTTTGGCTTGCTGTATGGTGCTGGTGCTGAAGGTTTACGAAAGTATGCTGGAAGCAGTGGTGTCATCATGTCCACAGAAGAGGCTGTAAAAATACGTGACAACTGGCTCACTACATATAGTGGTATTCGGGATTGGCAGAGGGAGATGAACTATCTTTCACGATCTACAGAAGATGATGAATGGCCTGAAACACGAGTTCCAGTGTCTAATATGCGTAGGTTTTTGAAAGGTGATCTTAATAGAACTACTGTTAGATGCAATACACCAATTCAAGGTGCTGGTGCTGCAATATTAAAGTGTGCATTAGGTAATTTATGGCCCAAAGTCAAAGAAGCAGGGGAAGATAAAGTAATGATCGCAGCAGCCGTTCACGATGAATTAATACTTCTTGTTAAAGAAGATTTAGCAGATGAGTGGGCTGAGATTCTTAAAACTACAATGGAAAAAGCTGAAGCAAAATGGTTGGGCGATGTTCCTGCGTTAGCTGAAGTATCTATTGGTGATAGATGGAGCGAGGTTCATTAATGACAGAAAAACAGTATTACCAAGCACTAGCCAATTTGTCTGACAGATATTTGTTTGAAAATATGTCAAACAGAGAATATGTAAAGCAAAGAGAGGCTATTGAAACTGACTATTTAAAAACAATTTACAAGAAATAACTATGATTGGTATTTGCAAAAATGAACACGGGTGGTATATCTCCAAGCACAATAAACAGCTTGGAGTAAAATACTACAAGACTCTTACGGAGGTTATGCCTGTTGCTTATGCAGAAGAATATAAGAGTCGACCTAATGAAGGATCTCTACAAAGAGATACCGAAGGCGACCACTAAAGACTTAGCTAGTATCATTGATTTTTTAAAAAGAGCCAGAGAAGTTCGTACAGGAAAGACCAAAAAGCGTAGAGAGGCTAGAAAAAAGTATGTGGAAAAGCAACTTGATAAAGCCGATTTGCCTTTTTGGTGGTAGAGTAGTACAAGAACAACATTATAAATGGCTCTCAAACACGGAAACAAAAGTTATTATCAGGTGTTAATCGACCCAAACAGGGCAGAACTTATAGAAAAAGCTGCTGATAGACAGGGTATGCGTGGTACTGCATGGGTAAGAAAGGTAGCTTATGAGGCTTTACAACGTGAATATCCTAGTTCAGAGTACAAAATTGCTGAAGCTAAAGATGAGTTGATGTGGAGAGAATCTGTACAAAGACGAATCGAGGGAAGGAAGCAGAAAAACTAAATTAATCGAAATGAAAAGAATATCTTGGGTCGCTTGTCCTAAGTGTCAGGAATATACTGACCAAAAGGTAAGAAGGTCTGATCGAAACTCAAAACACGTTATTGTTCGTAGAAGGCAGTGTTTTAAATGTGAACATATTTGGCACACGATCCAGTATCCAGAAATGATAGTAGATGATATGAAGGCTCGTTATATATTGTGTGAATGACCTATATTAAAAAACTTCTTTAAAATTGCTTTTGCTGTTTTAGGGTACTTCGGCTTTTCTTTTCTCATTTCTTTCACTACACGATCAGCTTCTAACTCTATAAGTCTGTTTAGTAATGAAGCCATAAAAATATCTTGGTCAAACTTTTTCCTGACCATGTGAGTACAGTATCTTTTTACATTATCTAAATTATTACTTTTCATAATTTCTCTACACTGCATTTCTATCTCTAGTTCCAACTCTGGTGGTGCTGGTTCTATATCAATGTTGAGAAATTTGGTAACTTTCATTTACTGAAGAGATGTGGTAGATCCTGGAAACATCCTGGCCTCGATAAAAGCAACTGCTTGATCGTCTATTGTATTGTCGGTTTGCTTGGCTATTGCCTTTAACAAATCCACTATCAATCTCTTCATTGCTTTTGATTTTATAAAAACTAAAAGAATAGGTTTTAGAATTTTTACCATCGGTTTTATGTGTTACTTCCCAAACATAGCTCTTTTGCTAGTATTAGACAAGAATCTTTACTTTTATGGCTGAAGAGAAAGAGGAAAAAGAAGGCATCGAATGGGGTGAACTCTTTGGTCACGCTATCCGATTTATGATTTTGACCTGGAGTTTATCAATGATGACTTTGGGGTACATGGGCAAGGTAAGGATTGATGGAGCGTTCACGGCTGGACTCGTCAGTGGAGTGCTCGGTAGCTATGGAATCTCAGTAGGAAACAAGAAAAGTGGCACAAATAACAGCAATGGTCCTAAGATAGTAGATAATAGTAAAAACAAAGTAGGTATCAAATGAAAAGACTATTACCTTTTATCTTTCTTGTATCCGCACCAGCTTATGCGGACATGACTCACAATATTTCTTCGAGCGTGAAATTTGAATCTCTTTCAGCAGCTAGTACGGCGGATAAAATCGGCTCTTCATATAGCATAAGTGGTAACAATGTTACGACAGTTGACTCTAACTCAGCAGCTACATTGGGTGGTTTTGGTGATGTAACTAACGGAGTTCCGAGTATTTCGTTTCCTTCAGCAACTCAAGCGACCAGTGGTGAAGCCTTCAGCTTTGCTCAATCCTATGTGGAAGGAGATGCCACACCAGGTAGTGCAGTTACAGTTGGAACTGTGCCAAACTTCAGTGACTTAACATCTACAAGTGCTGGATCTGTAGGTACAGCAGCAGTAGCACTAGATAATCACAATATTACAATGACACCAGGAACAGGAACAGGTATCGTAATAACAGGTCAGTTTGTCGTTGATCTCACTATCGAATGAGGAGGCTTCTTCTTCTTGGCTTTGTTATATCTGCTCCTTGTTACGCTGTGCCAGTTATACCTAATTTTACGCAGGGTAGTTCCACCAGCCGAACCGAAACTACCACAAATATTACAGAGACTATACGAACAACAGAATATAATTCTGGGTATCTTTACTCCGTCACAGGATCAGGGATTCAGCATGACGGATCTTCTATTACTCCAGCAGCTACCTCAGTTAGTGAAACTGTAAACGGAACTACTCATACATGGCAGGGATTAAATCTAGACGCAAGACCAAACTGGAGTCAAACCAATCCTGGAGATGCTTTTCAATTTACAGAAGTCTATCAAGCACCTGGAATGGAATCCGTGACCGACATAACTCGCACGATCCAAAGCACAAGCGTAACAGATACCACAACTATCTTCTCGCAATAAGTCTGCTAGGAAATCCAGTACTAGCTAATACAAGCAATACGGCTGCTCCAAGTGCATCGGCATCTGGATCGGTTTCAAACTTTGCGACCCAAGTTTTAGGTGGTCCGATGGTAGAAAATACATACGGAAATAATATCAAATGTTCTGGACCACAAATGACAGTAAGTCCATTTGTCACTACCAGTTTTAACCAAAAGCGACCTCAAGATTATATTTACCATACACCCGTGTACGATCCAACAGACGCAAATGATGATGGAGTACCTGATAATCCAGGAAATGTACTTTACTACCAAGAAAACTATAGCGGTAACAAGGATTCTCTAGGACTTAACTTTGGATTTGCACTTACGTTTAATATTCCGCTAGACAATAGATTTCAAGATTCCTGTTTAGATGCAGCTAATACACAAATAAATTTACAAAAACAAGAACTAAATGCAAAGTTGCTCAACTATGAAATAGCCAGATTGAAAAATTGTGGAGAGCTAATGTTAAAGGGAATATATTTTGATCCTAAAAGTAACTTTGCAAAATTATGCGAAG